GCATTATCCAGAGCGACCCACCAGTAGGCTCCATTGCCCATAATAATCACCACCTTTCTAGGATAGATAATAACACTTACAATGTTACATGTCAAATTCGTAAGATGGGGATGTTATGGAGTTTAAGATATAACAACCCCATCTTCTAAGCCAAACGGCTCAAAATAAGTTTAAAATTACTGGAACCTCTCAAGAAAAACGAGAGGTTTTTTGCTATCCGCTGGTCTGCAAAGGTCGAATATTACCAGCAATAAATTTAAGGAGCATGAAGACGAAATCAAACTTCATTCCGGCACTTTCCAAGGACGCCATCGGTTCAAGTTTCCACGGCTATTTGCACATCTCGTACCCAGAGCTTGTGGATAAACTGGGGACACCGCATGACCGGACCAAGGAAGGCGACTGGCAGTCCAGCGACGAAAAAGTCCGAGTCGAGTGGGCTTGCAAGTCGAAAAGCAAGCGACGTCCGATGGTCGTGACGATCTATGACTACAAGGAAAAGCGGCCAATCAATGAAGTGAATCAATGGCATGTAGGCATCAAGGGAGACGCCCATCAAGTCAATCTCTTGTTCAGGGAACTCGGTATTCACCCTGAAGCTCTGGAGATTCACAAGAAATACCGCTAGCTAATCATTGCCCTCACGGGATCGGCCGGTGCACACGGCCTGATGCTACCAATGAAAAAAATAAAAAATGCACGAGCCATAACCTATCGGAGATACGGCATACCCGCTCTAATCCTCGAAGGTAAATGGCTCACGGATAAGTACCGATTAACCATAGGCGATGTAGTCGACATTGAATACCTACCTAAAGAGATCCGCTTCAGGAAGAACGCTGTTCTGAGCAAAGAAAGGCAGCAGAACCTTCAAGAGAAAAAACTGAGGCGACAAAGAATGTATGGATACACCCAAGCAAGTTCAGATGAGAACGTTGGCCAGGGAAGCTCTGACACTGGTCAAAGCTAAGGCTCCAGCCATTGTCCATGAGCAGATCCTCGCTCATATGCTCGATGAGGTCGCTGAATTCACCGGCGATCTGATGGGCAAGCTAACCAATATCGATGCGGATGACGATAAGGCCATAACCATGGCGCACGGGATCATCTACGACGGATTGCTGAATGAAATCACTGGTCAGATACACGAAGTGCAGCTTAAGGCTGCCGACAAAAGAATTACCAAATTATTCAAAAAATAAAATCTCCCTGGAGAGGGAGAAATTGAAACTTCAACACCTTCAGTCTCTCAAATCTCTTCCGGGAAGTCAATAACCAAAATATATGAACCCGCAAACATTACAAACCAAGCCGAAAGGAGCCGAGACATTCTTCGCTCCCATAGGCAACACCAAGCCCTACTTCAAAGCGGCCTTCGAAGGCTTCGCCGGCACAGGCAAGACCTACACGGCTGCTCAGATAGCCATAGGGCTCCATAAGAGGGTCAGATCAAAAAAGCCGGTGGTCATCTTCGACACCGAAAAGGCGGCCAAATTCCTCAAATCCATGTTCGCCGCCGAAGGGATAGAGGTACTGGTCCGCGAATCAAGGTCTCTCGCCGACCTCAAGGAAACCATGGCGAGGATGAGACAGGGTGCAGGCGACATCCTCATCATCGATTCGATATCCCATGTCTGGGAGGACTTTCTCAAGGCATACGCCGAGAAGGTTCGCAGAACCAGGCTCGAGTTCCAAGACTGGGGCGTGATCAAGCCCACCTGGAAATCGGAATTCTCCGACCCGTTCGTGAGAGATCCGTATCACATCATCATGACCGGACGTGCCGGCTATGAGTACGAGAACGAGATCAACAAGGAGACCGGCAAGCGTGAGATATACAAGTCAGGCGTGAAGATGAAAGTCGAAGGAGAGACAGCCTATGAACCCGATCTTCTCGTCCTCATGGAACGCATGCAGGAGATGGAAGGAGGCTCGATCAAGAAAGTAACGAGGCAGGGAATTGTGATCAAGGATCGCTCGACAGTGATAGACGGCAAGGTCTTCGAAAATCCTGGCTACAAGGACTTCGCTCCTTCGATTGAGGTGATGCTCGAGGCACCTGAGAAACTCAAAACCACGGCCGAACGTGATGCAGGCTCACTCTTCCGCACCGAGGAGGAAAAGTACGAGTGGAAGCAGATGAAGAAGCGATGGCTCGAGGAGATCGAGAATTACCTCGTCTCTGTCTGGCCGGGACAGTCCGCCGACCAGAAGAAGCTCAAGATCGACGCAATACAGTATGCCTTCAACACCATGAGCTGGACGGTGGTTGAATCCTTGCGTCCCGAGCAGCTCGAAGACGGATTCCATAAGGTGCAGGACTTTGTGCAGAAGCACATCCAGACACAGGCGGCCGAAATGAAACAGGCCGAACCAAAGGTCGAGAAGCCAGCCAAGAAAACAGAGGCCAAGGCAAAAACAAAATAGAAAGAAAGCGCTGACTTTGGCCGCTGACTCAGTCCTCGCCGCAGCGGCGCGAGGATTGAGATCAGAAGGCCAAGGAAAGATGACGCCATACGGCGCTTTCTTTCTTCACCACAATGGAAGAACACAAAATGCAAAATCTGATTCCGAATAGTACTCAAATGCCCAATCTCATTCTCGACAAGGTCATTCCTCTCATACCGGAAGCCGAAGCCCGATGTCTGATTTACATATGTCGCCGCACGTTCGGTTTTCATAAGGAAGCGGATCGCATCAGCTTCTCGCAGTTCATGGAAGGCATCAAGGACAGGAGAGGAAACGCTCTCGATTATGGCGCCGGACTTGCCCGTGCCTCGGTCTATAAAGGGCTCATGAATCTGACTGACGCCGGAGCCATTACGGTCCGCAAAACGGGAAAGGGAAACTACTATCAAATCAACCTGAATATGTCTGTGGATAAAGTGGTTCAGCTAGTGAACCAGTTCAGTAGCCGAACCAAAAGCGGTTCAGCTAGTAGACCGAAACCGGTTCAGCTGCTGAACACACAAAAGATAGGAAACAAAGAGAAACAAAGTTCTAGGCAATCTGGAGATCCGCCTGTGGATAACCGCCTCGAGCTTGGAAGGCTCAAGGCGGATCTGTACGGAAAGTTTTCAATTAAAAACGCACAAATAAAATCATGAAATATTATTCATTCTCAATACGAGGAAATTACGAAAGTGACACCGGCAATCCTCTGCCTAAGATCAAGAAGACATATCGGCAGCAATGGACTCCGGAAGCGAGGAGATACTCGGGGTGGAAGTGTCATGTGCAGGAAGCATTCCTGAAATCCCTTCTCGACCTCGACTTCAGGGTCCACATCAGATACATGCGCGTCTTCAAAAAGCCGATAAAACTGTACGAAGGTGAAAAGGCGAATATGGACATTCGCATCTTCTGGAAGGACGACAAGCATGGCGATCCTGAGAATATCTTCGGCTCGATTGCCGATGCGCTCTTCTACAACGACAAATACCTGGACGGATCATTCAAGAGCGAGCTCGCAGGCGACAAGAAAGCTCGGGTCGAAATTATAATCGCCGTAAACGACGGCAAAACTAACGAAGATGAACATGGAGACAACTAAAATAAATATCAAGGATTTGCGCAGAGCTGAATACAATCCGCGTATCATGCCGGAATCAGAAATGGCGGCACTGAAGACCAGCATCAAGACCTTCGGCTTCGTGGAATCGGTGGTGGTCAACACTCACACCTGTGAACGATGTGGCGACAGAAAATGGGTACTGGTGGGCGGTCATCAGCGTACTAGCGCCGTGGAGGCAATTCTGGCCCAAGGCGAGGGGGTAAATGGCATAGAAACCAGGGACGGAATAGCCCTCATTCCGGCCAATCTGGTCGATTTGCACATAGAGCAGGAAAAGCTCCTCAACCTCGCCCTGAACAAGATCAAGGGGAAATGGGACGAAAAGAAACTCTCGGACATGATCGTCGAACTCAAAGAGTCACCGTATATTCCCGCCTCCGGATTCAAGGAGGATGAAATCAGCCGGATATTGGATCTCACCATGTCCGATGATGAGGAAAGCGAGGATATCGGAGAATTTGAGGGTGAACCTAGGTCGAAGGTTGGAGAGATGTATGATCTCGGTCCCCACAGACTCACCTGTGGAGACTCTACTGATCCTGAGACCTACAAGAAGCTCCTCGGAGACGAGCGTGCCGATATGGTCTTTACCGATCCTCCATACAATGTGAACTACAAGAGTCGCGGAGAAAAACTAAATCAAGAAGGAAATGAATCAATCAAGAACGACAATATGGATGATACCCAATTCAAGGAATTCATTGATGCCGCTTTCCATGAATTGTTTACTCATTCCAAGGAAGGCGCCTCGTTCTACATCTGTTCTGGTTGGAGCTCATATCCCCAGTTTCTTCAGAGCATGCTATCGAACGGCTTCCAGCATTCCGGAGTTATTATCTGGGTCAAGAACGTGCCCTCGATGGGATGGAATGATTACCGCTACAAGCATGAGTGGATAGCAAGAGCCAAAAAGCCTGATCCGAAGACCGCCCAGGGAATCATATACGGCTGGAAAAGCGGTACGCACAAATTCCACGGCGACAATGAATTCGATGTCTGGGAGATGCCAAGGAAGGCAGTATCGAGATATTTGCATCCTACGGAAAAGCCAGATTGGCTATCCATGCGGGCGCTCAGGAATTCGACCAAACGCAATGACATCGTCCTTGATCCATTCGCAGGTTCTGGAAGCACTATGGCTGCCGCTGAAAAGGTCGGTCGGCGAGCGTTCATGATCGAGCTTGATCCGAAGTTCTGCGATGTTATTCGGGATCGCTGGGAGAAGATTAGCAAAGTAAAGCCATGAGGTACTTCAGCCTCTTCTCCGGCATCGGAGGATTTGAACTGGGAATAATACAAGCATATGTGGAAATCATTAACAGAAAGGAGGTCCGAGGAGTCAAAGAAAATCAGAAGGGAAATGAGAAGAAAAGGCAGAGATTGGAGTCCGCGAAGGGGAAAGGAATTAACGACAAGAAGCGACGACATATCGAACTGCCTGACTGGAGTCATGACCCGAGAGCACCTCATTGCGTGGGTTACTCCGAGATCGACAAACATGCCATCAGTATCTATGAAAAATATTTCAAGCACAAAAATTACGGAGATATCAGGAAGATCAGAGCAAGGCATCTGCCCGATTTCGACTTACTCATTGGAGGTTTCCCTTGCCAATCTTTCTCTATTGCCGGCAAGAGAAAGGGCTTTGAAGACACTCGTGGGACACTCTTCTTTGAGATTGCTCGCATTGCTTCTTCCAAAAGACCACGGCTTCTACTCCTTGAGAACGTTAAAGGGCTTCTCAATCACGAAGGCGGGAGGACTTTCGGCGTTATCCTCCGCACACTGGATGGTCTCGGGTATGACCTCCAATGGCAAGTGCTTAACAGCAAGGACTTCGGAGTGCCCCAGAACCGGGAACGCGTGTTCATTGTCGGACATCTTAGAGGCACGCCCCGACCCGAAGTATTTCCTGTCAGAGCGGACGGCCAAACGGATATTGTCATACCGACCCTCACGGCACGCTATACCGCGTCGTCGAATGGAGGTTATGTGCGTCACGGACAGACACATCAAATGAATGATCCGGTCCACAGCAATGACCGCATATATGCGACCGATGGAGTCAGTCCGACATTGAACACTGCCCAGGGCGGTAACAGGCAGCCCAAGATAATGGCAATTCAGCTCGGCAATTCAAAGAAATTTGGAAATGCCAGGAATTCAAGGAATTTCATGTGCCTCAGAGCTTCGGAACCGAACGGGGTGAAAATCAGCTCCAAAATACGCCGCCTGACTCCGACCGAGTGCGAACGTCTTCAGGGCTTTCCCGATGGTTGGACCGAGGGCGCAAGTGACACACAAAGGTACAAATGCCTGGGTAATGCCGTGACCGTAAATGTCGTAAAGGCGATTGCTAGAAAGTTAGTAACCATAAGGGTTTTGCCAAAATAGATGGCCATAGATGTCCACATGAAAATACTGCCTCCAGCACAAGAAAAAATGATGAGAGCCATAAGGGATGCGATCGCCCTTGATCCCCTTATTTCAATACGCTCGCTTCAGGAGGTATTGGAAAGAAGGGGTGTAAAGATTGCCAGCCGGGAGTATCTTACGAAGCTAGTCTGGAAGCTCAACCGGGAGCTGTCGACGAACGTGGACCGCCAGAAGCTCACCGAAAGAATAGCTCAGATGAAGGAGAGGCAGAGGATTGTGGTCGACCGTCTCATCCGCATCGCCTTCTATACTGACGATCTGAAGAAGGAGGGTCTACCACCTCCGAGTTACAGGGATCAGATATCGGCGTTGAACGCCATCATGAAGCTCGATCTAGCAATCATTAACGCCGAGATGGATGCCGGTATTTTCGAGCGACACTTCGGGACTCTTGAGATCGAAAGGAGGAATAAGCCGATACCCAAGGAGGTGAGGGAGAGGATACGCCAGGCATTCATCAACTGGGGAATGATTCAAAAAGAAACCAATGCAGACCAACCAACAAATACCTCAACTGCAATCGTGGTTCGACCGCAATAATCTCTACGATGACCATGAATCAAGGCGCATGATGGCGAAGACGCTCCGAGGTTTTTGCATCGTGTATCTGGCGCACTATCTCACCATCGCACCGGCGAACTTCCATGACGAGCTCCTCGATACGCTCGGCGATTACAACGAGAAGATGATAGAGGTGCTCGGCTTCAGAGGAAGTGCTAAATCGACATTCGGTTCACTTGCTTTGCCTTTGTGGGCGGCACTCGAACATCCCGACCTGTATCCGTTCATCATTCCGATCGCCGACACCGGCACCCAGGCTGATATGAACATTGGAAACATCAAAGAAGAATTGGAAAATAATCTGCTCATCCGCCAGGACTACGGGAACGTGACGGGGAAATTTGGAGAGGACTTCACGCTTGCAAGCGAGGAGGAATGGAAAGCAAGGAACATGCTCCTATCGAACGGCGTCCGCATACTCGCCCGCTCGCGAGGCCAGAAAATACGCGGACTCAGACACAGGCAGAGCAGGCCGAGCCTGGTGGTCATCGACGACCCTGAGGACTTGGAATGGGTCCGCACGAAAGACAACAGGGATAAGACCGAGCGGTGGTTGCGGGGAGAAGTGATACCGGCCATCAATGAGGTGCACGGGAGGCTTGTCGTCATCGGCAATCAGCTCCACACGGACGCCCTCATGGCCAGGCTCATGAAGTATAAATCGTTCAGACACCTCGAGTATTCGCTCATTAGGAACGGAAAGACCAGATGGCTCGCGAAATACCCGACACAGCAAGCACTTGACGATCAGCGCGACAAGGTGGGCGTAACTGCATGGCAAAGGGAATATCTTCTGAAGATCGTTCCCGAGGAAGGTGCCGACATCAAGGATGAATGGATCAGATATTATGACGAGGAGCCTCCGGAGATTCATACTGGATTATCGGGTACCGGCATCGACCTTGCCATATCGAAGAAAGAGACTGCCGACTACACATCCATGGTCTCGGGCACATCATTCGTCAAAGAAGGCATTCCCAAAATCTATATCAAGGCCAACCCTCTGAATGTCAGACTCTCTTTTCACGAAACGATAGAGACGACGAAAGCAATGGCGGTATCCAATCCCTTCTCGCTTTTCTTTGTCGAGTCAGTCGCATATCAAAAGGCGGCGATAGAGGAAATGGAGCGGGCGTTACTGCCGGTCATCGCCATGAATGCGGGAGCCGATAAAAGAGCAAGGCTCCGGGCGATCGCAATCTACATCCAGAACGGCACTATCGTATTCCCGAGGACAGGATGCGAAGATCTTATTATTCAACTGCTCGGCTTTGGAGTCGAGGAGCATGACGACCTGGTAGACGCATTCGTCTATCTCGTACTCGGTCTCGTGCAACAGGGCATGCAGAATCCCGAAGTAATAGGACTCATATGAACACCATAAGAATCATGAAGGAAATATCGAAGGAGTGGCAGGAGATCATGGATCTTGCCGATAAAATTCCGTATGGGCAAATAATCCTCAAGGTCAGCGATAAAAAAGTGACACTTGTCGAATACACGGTGCAGAAGAAGCCGGGATCCCCCGATGAATTTGTGGTCACAGAATTGTGATTGATAAATCATGAAGGTGAGTGATAGAATAGCTTCCATGAATATTAACGAAACAAAAAATGAGATATTGAATCATGTGGCGGCACTAAATAACGTCCATGGTGAAAATGTCGACCCGGGACACGTGAGTGAAACTCTCGCGCACGGAAGCGCTGATGATATTATTAGGCTGGAGAAGAAGCTTAGAGATAGATTGAATCATCTCACCAACGAAAGTGTCGGGGCCGAGGAACCTTCGCACATGTCGGTTTAGATATCCACAGCCGATGTCTGGTGTCGTTATGACGGGTCCGCTAATATAAGCATGTACCTTTTCAATGTATGTAATTTAGTCTGACCGGAAACACCGGAGGGCTTGTGACGCCAGTCTCTTTCAAAGAGGTTTGCGTTGCAAGCCCTCTTTTTTATTTGCCCATATTTTCAATGAACATATTCGACAAAGCCCTCAGCCTCATAGGCCTATCACGCAAAGCGGCAAACATTCCGCTTGCTTCAGGCTTGGCGGAAAGCGATCCGTTCACGCTCTGGTCTAGGTCGAGAAAAATTTCCATAGACAAGGCCATGAACACATACAGCGCATGGACATATGCCGCGGTTCGTTCCATCGCCGAGGAGCTTGCCAAAATTTCATTCCGCCTTTTCCAGGTGAACAAAGACGGCGTGCATGAGGAAATATTCGACCACGAAATTCTCGATCTCTTGAACGGAGTCAATCCATTTCAGACCGGATACGAGCTTCGGTATCTGACCGGCGCCCATCTCGAGCTTGCCGGCAATTCATATTGGCTTCTCGACGGAGTCGAAAAAGATACCGACAAGCCAAAAGCCATATTCCTCTTGAATCCACGATACACGAATCCGGTCCCCGCACCGCTTCCCGAATTCATCAAAGGATACTCATATTCAGTTGACGGCAAGTCCGTCACGTATAAGCCCGCGCAGGTTTTGCATATGAAATATCCCGATCCGAATGATCCGTATCAAGGACTTGGCACCGTGCAAGCCATAGCCGACTGGATTGATTCGGATAATTTCGCAAGCGAGGTTAACCTGAACTATTTCAAGAACGGCGCAAGGCTCGGAGGGCTGCTCTCTTCGGAAAATGCCATCACGGACGCGCAAATGAAGGTGCTCCGCGCTTCCTTTGAGAATCTATATAAAGGGGCGGGTAACGCATACCGCGTGGCAGTGTTGCCGAAAGGCGTGAAGTACGATGAAGCCTCGAGCAACCCGAAGGACATGGACTTCGCCAACCTTCAGCAGGTCATGCGCGACAAAATACTAGCGGGTTTCCGTGTGCCGAAGACAATTCTGGGCGGAAGCGAATCGGAAACAAACAGAGCAACGGCCGAAACAGCCAACTACGTCTTCGCCGCTCGCACCATCAAGCCAAAGATGGAGATGATCGTGCAGCAATTGAATGAATTCCTGGTGCCGAGGTACGGGGACAATCTCTACCTCGACTTTGTCGATCCTGTCCCGGAAGACAAGGTGCAGAAGATCGAGGAGATGAAAGCGGCCGTGGCAACACAGCCCGTTATGAGCGTGAACGAAGCCAGGGAAGAATACTTCGGTCTCGACGGAGTGGAAAACGGCGACGATGTGATGAGAATTGGTCTCACTCTTCCTCTCGGCAAGCCTAAGCCCAAGTCGGCAAAGCATCCGGCGGTCAAGAACGGGGACAAGAAGCCTTCGACCCGAGGCGCCAAGAATACCAAGGCCAGGAAAGCCATGGCCGAGGAAATCGCCAAGCGCGTGGCTGATTCGATCGAAACATCCAAGAAGCAGTTCGAAGAAGTGAAAAGAAAAGCGCGGAACGACCTCTCCAATCTTTCCCATGCGGAATACGAAGTTCTCTACAAAGGCTTCGTTCTTCGCGTCACTCTTTACGAGAATCTGATGTTTGAAGGAATAAAGAAATTCAACTCCGACCAGAAAGACGTCGTGCTTTCGAATGTTGAAAGATTTTTCGATAAGAAGGGATGGAAGATCACGGCGGATGAGATTTTCAACAAGGACTCTTGGATTGCGGCCATGATCGACCTCTCCGAGCCCATCCTGAACGGCTTGTATCAAGCCGAGGGAAGCGAAGCTCTGCAGCTTCTCGGCTCGAGCGACTTCAGAATCACGCCGGATGTCGAAGCCGCTCTTTCCCGTGCGATCGAGCTCATGTCACGAAATTATAACGATACGACACTCTCCCTCCTCAAAGATGCAATCGAGGAAGGTCTGGGTGAAGGCGCATCTCTCCCAGAGATGAAAAACAAAATTTCCAATATTTACGCCTTCAGCGATGAAGTGAGGGCGGCGCAGGTGGCAAGGACAGAGACATTCAGGGTAGCGAACGATTCGACCAAGGAGGCCTGGAAACAAACGGGGGTGGTGAAGACCATCAAATGGTACACGGCGGCCGATGAGATGGTCTGTCCGTGGTGCGAGGCGATGAACGCCAAGGTGATCGATATTGAAGCAAACTTTTATGACAAAGGAGACACGCATACCGGGACGGACGGCTCAGCTCTCGACATTTCATATTCGGATGTGGGCGCTCCGCCGCTTCATGTGAGTTGCCGCTGCTACGTCCGACCCGAAGAAATATCAATCGAATAATTAAAAATATATGAAAAATAACTTTCAAAAAATACAAAGCGAAATGGTCGAGAAGGCGATGGCTGCCATCCAATCGAAGGAGATTCAGGATGTCATAGCCAAGACCAAGGCGGCCTCGGATTCCGGAACCTTCGAAGTGATCATATCGACCGCAGATCAGGACCGCCAAGGAGAAGTCATTGACCAGAACGGCTGGGACTTCACCAATTACAAGCTGAATCCGGTCGTCCTCTGGGCGCATAACTACTGCGACCTGCCCATCGGCGTGACCGATGAGCTCTTCATTAACGACAAAGGCCAGACCGTGGCAAAGGGTAGGTTCGCACCTGAAGACGCCAATCCTTTTGCTCAGCAGGTCCGCAGATTGTACGACGCCAAGATCGTGAAGACCGCATCGGTCGGATTCATAGCAAGAGAGACTGACGGCAATGTCATAACCAAAGCGGAACTTCTGGAATTTTCCTTCGTCCCTGTCCCTGCAAATCCCATGGCGCTCTCCTTGGCCAAGGAACTGAAGCTCGACACAGCAGAACTCATGACCAAAGGCATCTTCGTCAAAGCCGAGCCGCAGGAAGGAGATCCTTGCAAGATGGATGACGGCACAGAAGGAGTCATGATGCCGGACAAGGACGGGACCCTGGTATGCACGGTAAAAGCGGTAAAAGCTCCCGACCCAGAAGAACAGGCCGACCAAGGATTGATAACAAAAGTCGGAGCGGAGCTTGCGGCTATCCAGTCGGAAACAGACAGCCTCATCATCTCGCACTCGAAGGAGATCATGAATTTGATCACGGCCGAGGAGGGTACGGATGAGACGGAGGGAGGAAAAGCCGTAACGAAAGAACGAGTGCGGACAATGATGAGTCGCACAAAAATCAAAATAGCCATCAACGGCATGAAAGCCACGATCGCGGCCTTGGAGGAGATCCTCGAGGGTAGCGGAGGGAAGGAAAATCCCGATGGGGATTCCCTGAAACAAAGGTCGAACGCCGCGGGGTTGACCGAGCTCGTTGAAAGCCTGAAAACTTTCAACGCCAATCGGCAGGTCTTGCGGATGGTAAACAACATCACGAGCGAATCGTTGAAAAAGATCAACGAGAAGGCTCGTGAGAAATAGCATATGGATCAAAAGCAATTGGAATTGATAAAGACGCAGCTTCAGACCGCCGTTGAGGAGGTCATGGAGAAGCGCCTCGCGGAAGCGGTCTCGCCGATCGTTGCCAAGGAAACCCGCGCCATCGTGGAGAAGCTCCGCATGGAACGCGCCATCTTCGGCAAGGACATGACAGGACTCTCCGGCGAGCAAAAGTCGCAGTTCGTGGATGTGGTTCGAGCAGCAGCAGGTTTGAAGGTCAAAGCGGCCGAGGCCATCATATCCGAGCAGGATAATCGCGGAGGCTACCTCGTTTCGAAAGAAGTCGAGGCGGCGATTCTCCGTATTGCAGCATCGGTAGGCCTGGTTATGAGCCAGGCGCAGAAATGGCCGATGGGCACGGATGAGAAGGCGATACCGGCATACACCGGCGCATTCCTCGAAGGAGAGTTCCTCGGAGTCGATGCGGCAGGAAACGTCACCGGAGTCACCTTCGGTGCGGCCAACCTCATCGCCAAGAAGTGGCAGCTCGCCTTCGTGGTCGGAAACGATCTCTTGGTCGACGCTGACGTTCAGCTTGCGGATTGGCTCTTGGCGCTCGGAGGCGAGGCCTTGGCCAACATGACCGACAAGCAAGGTTTCGCTGGAGTCGGCAAGCCTTTCGTCGGCGTGCTTTCGCACAAGGACGTGAACGTCTTCGATCTTGCGGCTGGCAAGACGGACTTCGCGGACTTCGACGCGGTAACCGATGCGGCTGACACCATCGCTCAAGTCGAGGAATCGGTTCTCGACGGAGCGGCATGGTACATGAACCGCACGGTCTGGGCGAAGGTTAGAACGCAGAAGGACACGGCCGGTGCATTCATCCTGCCTCAGGCGGGAGCGGTGTCAGCCGGAGTTCTCGCCAACAACCCGACTGGCGGTGGCATCAAGCCGATGGGAGAGCTCGCAGGCTTCCCGGTCTTCACGACCAGGCATCTTCCCGGAGTATCGGCATCGGCCGTCTCTTCGAAGTTCATGATATTCGGAAATCTCCGTGCTCTCGCATTCGGCGAGAAAGGGGAGATGACGGTATCGCAGCACGAATCGGGTACCTTCGGCGGAAAGGAGATCGCCCTCGCGGACCAGCGCGCCCTTGTGTACAAGAAGCGGGTGGCTCTTACGGTCGCTCTTCCCAAGGCATTTGTCGCGGTCAAGACAGCGGCAGTTTAGTTTTTCACCGTTTGCGTCTTCCGGAATTCCTTCCGGAAGACCGCATGCGGGAGTTAGGTCTCCACTAGTCGACGGAGACGGAAATAACAGAATACGAACATGCATTCAGTATTTGACGCAGTAAAGTCGGAAGTTTCGCTCGTTCCGGAAGTGAGAACCATTGATGCGAACGGCGATGCTGTTGATACCCAGGGGTACAACAGCGCCAAGCTCGTGGTCTCCGCCGGCAACATCGATCTGGCCGATGCGGACGAGACGTACGCCGTCCTGGTCGAGGAATCGGATGACAACGTGAACTTCACGCCAGTCGCCGGCCTTACGGCCGCGATCACGGCCGATAATCAGATCAAGAACATCCGGATCGAAGGCTTGGGAACGTCGCGCAAGCGATATCTCCGAGCCGTGCTCGATGTGGGAGGCACCACGCCATCCATACCTTGCTCGGCGATCTTCGAGCTCGGGCGGGCGTTCAGCGAACCGGTCCAGTCTTGAGTCCCGGCACTCTCCCTTTACGGGGAGAGGAACGGGGACTGAAGACCCCATATATACACCATGGCAGAATCACTACTTCCATACGCGCTTACAACCGTCGCCCGAATAAAATCTCGGCTGGCAATTACCGTGACCGCCCATGATACGGTCCTGCTCTTTCTCATCAATGCGGTTACGGAATATCTCGAAGGCGAATGCAACAGGAGATTCAAGGAGACTGCATACGAGAACGAAGTGTATTCGCAAAAAAGAGGAAACGATCTTGTTCTCCGCCAGTCTCCGGTTTCGGAAGTGACTTCGGTTCAATACCGAGCGGGGCTGAAGTCCAATCCATCGTGGACTGATTTCATTGATGATGACTGGGAACTTCAGGAAGACGGTCAGTCGGGAATCATCGCCATTCGCGGGATTATTGAGGGCGTCAATCTTCTTCGGATCTCATACAAAGCGGGATACAAGATTGACTTTACGAAGTATGGAGATCCAGCGAGCCACAATCTGCCCGCGGATTTGACGGACTGTTGTGAGAGATTGGTAGTGAAGCTCTTCAAACGCAGGGAATCGGAAGGCAAGGAAAGAGAGGGGCTGAATTCCTCGGTGACGGTCTGGAAAGACCTCGTCGGTCCCGAGGATGCCGAGACGATTAACAGACACAGGCGCATAACTTTCTTTTAATCATATGGCCGGAGACTACAGAATCGAAATACAAGGTTTGAAGGTGCTCAATTTCGCCTTCAGGAACTACCCGAAGCTTTTCGAATCCGTTTTCCAAAAAGCGGTCATGGCCACGGGTGCCATCTTCGCCAAAAACACCTTGAAAAATAATCCTGTGCCATGGAGAACCGGAAACCTGCTCCAGTCATTCAGATTCAGGACCGGCAGGCTCTATGCCATCTGGTATCCGACCGCCAACTATGCGCCATATGTTAACTTCGGCACCAAACTTCAGAAAGCCAATCCCTTCATGCAAAAGATCGTGAACAAGTCCGGAGCGGAGGTGAATAAATTATTCAAAGAAGCGGCGGATATCGTCCATCGCCAGATCGCATCAAGCACAAGACCATGACAGCCATATCAACCACAATCAAAAACGCCGTTAAAGCCAAGCTCGATGCTTTAGTGCCTGCAATTCTGGGCCAAGTCATCGTGGACGATTTCAAGCAGAGCGATTTTTTATACAAGGATATCGGGATATATCCCGCCGCAATCGTTTCTTCTCCGGCCATAGACGGCAGCGCCGAAACGAACAGGGATAACTTGAGATCGCATACGTTCGTGATCGGCATCGTGCAAAAAGGTGAGAACGTAACCTCGGCAAACGATATCGAGGAGCTGATGGAGGCGATCATGAATACCTTCGATGAAGACCCGACTCTTGGAGGCGCCGCAAACGGTGGATGCGATCCCTCATCATCCACTCCCGAGGCCATATCGTCGGTTGACGGCAGCTTCGTGGTCTTTACGGTGACCGTGAAGGCGCGAGCCATTAAAAACATATAGCAAAATCATGCAAAAAATATCAAAAAATAAAATGCTGGAAGGGAACGAGGTCAAAAATAAAGCTCTTGAGGAATATTTTTTCTCGGGAGGGCTTGAGTACGAACCGCAGACAATATCCGCCGAAAGCCGGGAGGAAGCGGAGAAGATATGGGAAGAAACAAAAAAGAAAGTCGATAAAAATTTAGAAGCCAATAATTCAAATCAATAACATGTCAAAAGGAATAGGAAGATTGATGCAGTTCGGCATAGCCAAGGAAACGGTCCGCGGCACGCCTGAAGCCGGTGCCGCGTACTGGATACCTTTCTCGGAACTCGATTTCAACGAAAAGTTCACGCTTGTAAACGACGAGCAGTCGAGGGGGATCATCGAAGACGCCGTGGGACAGAGCAAGGTCAAGGAATGGAGCGAGGGATCGGTCAAAGCTCCGATCGGCGACAAGCACTTCGCTCTCATTTTGAATTCGGTTCTGGGGGCGCTTTCGACCGGCGCGAACGCCGATCCGTCGAACCAAGTCAAGGATCATACGATCACGGTCGCCCAGAATTCCCAGCACCAGGCACTGTCGCTTTTCATCGATGATCCGCTCTCCGGCCAGGATTACAAGCACGGTAACGGTATGATCCCATCCCTGGAGATAAACTACGAGCTCAATAAATTTCTCGATTATTCCCTGAATCTGAAAGCCAAGAAGGGGCTCGTCGCGGCTCTTACGCCTTCCGCAACCGCCGAGAACAGGTTTCTTCCGCAGCATGTCGTCTTCAAGCTCGCGGCCACATATGCCGGACTCGGCGCGGCATCGGCCATGAACATCCGCTCCATGTCCATCAAGTTTGAGCAGAACATCGAGGATGACAATGTGTTGGGCAGCGTTGCACCTGGAGATTTCTTGAACAAGCAGTTCGCCGTCACCGGAACCTTGGAAGCTCTCTGGCAGAACGAGACGGACTACAAGCAGGCGGCACTTCTGACCACAGCCAAGGCGATGAGAATAGATCTCAAGAACACCGATGTGACGATCGGGACGGCGGCCAACCCCGAGGTGAGGATAGACCTCGCCAAGGTCATCTTCAAGGAGATCACGAGGCCAGTGAAGACCAACGATCTCGTAAGACAGACCCTCTCATTCAAAGCCAGCTACAGCATATCGGATGCCCTCATGGTTTCGGCTCTTGTTACCAATCTCGTAACTTCATATTAATCACATGCAAAGAGAAACAAAAACATTAACAACGCCGGAAGGGAAGGAACTCGTCATAAAGACCTTCATGAACGCCAGGGAAAGGAATGCCATCAAGTCGGCTTTCCTCGAGGGAATAAAAATAGATCCTAACGACATCGCCAAAAAGGAGAACGGCGAGATCCTCCAGGAGTGCGACGCCTCGATCA